ATCACGTGAGCTGTAATAATTGTGAAAAACTCGAACGATTGGCATAAGCCGCGTATTACCGAGTCCTCCCAGGTTACCTTTCATCCTGCCTATGGGGCAGTCAGTCATAATGCCAGTGGTCACGCCCATCTTAGATAGGTGATCCACAAGGTTAGGCATCAAGACATGAGTCTCTAGAGGCTCTGTTTTGCCTTCTTTAACCTCGCAGGGTACAAAGAAAGCGGACAAGTAAGAAGGAACTTTGCAGGCTGACAGCTTGGGTTTGAGGCCCAGGTTCGTCAGAAACTTCTCTACGTACTGCACGAGAACTGGTATGTCCTCGTCTGCACATCCTTCATAAGCTATGGCGTTGTCGTCTCCCAGGGCGATCATCCACCATTTGAAATCCTTAAATTTGGGGTCACTCTTGTTAATGCCTTTGAAGGCGTTGAGAGCTCCACCTAAAGCCGTAATGTTGATGAGAGTGTTTCCCACAGACGTGTTCTGGTCACCGGACTTACGAGTCCAGTTAACCTTGTATCTGTGGTATTTACCATCACCGCTTGTACGCGTTTGGGCTTTCAAAGCTACCTTGATATTGTCATTGAGGTGTCCAGTTTCTTCGTAATAGAGATGCTCTATCAAACTGGCTCCTTCTCCTTGGGTCGAGTCATATCGCGAAAAGTCATTTTCTAAGAATTTTCGGCCTAGGTTAGTATGAAAATCATACCACTGGCCAATTCTAAGCGAGTCTGAACCTGAAGAGTATAAGCACTGCGGTAATTCGTCAGCAAGTGCTAGTCCAATGAAATCAGCCGTGTCGAAAAATGGATATTCGAGCAGCGGCTTCGCAATCACCTTAGACAAGTGACTCATGAATGGCCCCAGATAGACGTTGGTCTGTTGCTTCTTCAGAGCTTGGATGAGTCGGGGAGCTTCGCCCTCCAACCTACCGCCTGCCTTTGGTAACTGCATATCAGCTTTAATAAAAGAATTTCTCCTGTAGTCAGCTTCCGAAAACTCGTGAGGGTTTTCGAGAAACTCCCTAAGGGGTTTAGCTTTCTTGTTGTCCATGGTGGACAGCCAGCCGTCGATGTTGGGGCCATCCCCCCAATACAAATCAACAAGCTTTTTCAAATCAAAGGATTTACCCAGTGATCGTCTGGCCATCTTCCAGAGAGCCACATTTAGAGTGCCAGCAGGTGCTGGCAAGCAATGTCTATGGGCGAGCGCTATACTTTCGTTGTGAGCATTGTTGTTGAACATGCTCGGTAGGCGCCCAAGATACATTGGTCCATAGTGGGTGAACTTAGAGGTTTGCTTAGAGTCCTCTGTTCTGTTTCTAGAATACGAAGCGAGTTTAGAGTCAACCTTGGGAGCGCTAGCTACGTCGAGTAGGCTAGTAATTCCGTCGTAGTCGACTTTGCCTACCCGTAGGTTTGGCTTGCCATCGTTCACAGGTCCTGTGTATGCCGTTGTCGACAAATAGGACGAGTAAGACATCAAATCTTCGGAACCCCAATGGGAACAGACGAGGTCTCTAAACTTTGTGTCATACACATCAGTGTGGACAGTTGAGTCGTCGTCAATCTCGTTAGGGGGAACCGTGTAGGAACGTCTAAGTTTGGGATCGATGGTGACGGGAACAGGAGTGTAGTCATCGATGGCTGATAAAAGACCATCTTTGGTGTACAGCGATTCCCTCTCTGCTTTGTATACGTCTTTAAGAGACAGTACTGGAGGAGGTTCAGCAAGAGCCTCAGGTTTAGCGTCAACTACTGACGGGTTCTTGGTCTGAACCAGGGCTGCCTCACTCCCTGCGGGGATAGAGGGCTCTTCGTCAGGAGTGTTGGCCACTCCGACGAGGTATTCTTCAAGATAGCGTCTAGCCCTGTCTTCATCTGTGCGGTACAAAGGGATCACAACAAAATCCATGTACAAGATGAAAGCAAGGTAGAGACCGAGCACATACCAAAATGTGGGCTGAAAAACCAACCAGACCGTGGGGTTCCAGAGCCACATCGGCAACTCAATCATGAGAAGCCGCAGGAAAAAGAAGACATAATACGTACCATTGCCATGCCAGTAAGCTACAAATGCAGGAGCAGTTAAATACCAATACACGGTGTTTCCATCGTCGATGCGCCTGTCTAGGGTGTCAGTGTTAAACTCTAACTTCCTAGTTGCGGGGCAGACGGATTGGACGCCTTCGACATACCATCTCCTGAGCCTCTGGCGGAGAACTGTCGATATTGTACCGGTGGCAACCGAAATCGCCATAACTGATCGAGCCATGCTTTCTGGCTGGGGTTTGGAGGTCAAGGACAGTCGAACTGTCTTGATCAACGCATCTGGATCAGGCACCATATCCCTGGCTAACGCAGCTGTGACGCAATGGTCAAGGTGTGCAGAGTAAACTGCAACATCGAGCTTGGGAGCTCTCTCAGCTGTGGACCGTAGTCCAAGGGTTAGCAGGTTGGTTAACCTGACCGCAAAGTGGTCTCTTTCGTACACTAAGATACGTACAACTTCGGGCTCGGCGCCAAGAACTTTGATAAGTTCCAATTGGGGGCAGTCTGTATGGCTCCGAAGAACACTGGGGTAAAAGACTGCGATTACTGTAACAATGAAATTGTACAACCAATAGCGCAAGGCCAAACAAATGTTGAAGAGGGTGTTGGAAGTTGGGAGCCCGCCGCGAGACTGAGAGATCAGCTCCGACAGGGGTTTCTTTCTAACGAGCTCAACAGGATAATCCTGGTGAACAGAGGGTGCAGTAGCTCCTCGAGCTGACATATTATATAAATATTGCTGAGATTCTAATGCGTGTCTTACCGATA